CTGCTCGATTTTATCATAGTATTTGCGTTTTGATTTTAAAGTCTCCCATATTTATGAACCTATCGAGCTTATCAGGTCTTGTCAAAAATTCTAAGGTTAGATATTTATAATTAGAGTCTATGTGGTGCGGGTCTTTACTTGCGTTAGTAATAGCTTTTACTATATCTTCTTTAGTATAACCCTCCTTTAGTCTGTCTTTTATCTGAGATTTAGTTTTAGTATTTACCACTCTTGCGGTTTTACCTAAAATAGAATTATAAAGACTAAGTAGTTTACTACTATTTATATCAGTATCAGTATCATTAACATTATCAGTATCATTATCGGCTTTTTTGGGTTTGCTTGGGTTATCAAATAACCCATTGGGTTTTTTGGGTTCTTGTTGCTTTTTTGGTCTTCCACCTAAACTTCCATTTTGCTTATTTCTGTCAACTACTACCTCGTACTTTTTTAAATCTCTTTTAAGTTGTAGCTTAATAGGCTCAAATGACAAATCAGTAATCCTATCTATCGGATTAGGGTTCTCGTCATTGACGTAAGAAAATATGTGCTTAATTAATCTACCCGCCTCATCATCGGATAGTTTGTCGAAATAACTACGTTGGTCTGCGTAGAGAATAAAACTTGTTTTGTCTTTTGCCATTTTGTTTGTCGTTTTTTAGGTAAGCTAAAAGGGTAGGGTGTGACAAACAATTAGAAAACCTACCCATTGTTAGCTCAATATCTTTAAAATAATTTAAATTAATGTCTGTCACAACTCTGCAAATATCTAAAAACAATCCAATAAAAAAAATAAATTTGTATATGGTTATAATTTTAAGCGACCTTCCGAAGATAAGTTTAAACAAATGGTATGCGGGGATGCATTGGACTAAGCGTAAACAAATAAAGGATGCGTATACGCTAATAGTTAAGAGCCAATTTAAAGACGTTCTCCCCGCCTCTAATAGCTACGATACTGAATACCACTTCACTTTTAAAAGCAGACCATTAGACGCTTCTAATTGCGTGGCTATGGTAAAGATGATTGAGGACATAATATTCGAGAATGATGGGTATAAGATTATCAAGAGCATTCTAATAACGAGCGGAAAAGGAGTCAATGATCAGGTCATAATCACTATAAATTCTTGAGCTTAAAATCTGCTATTTTAAAAATAAATAAATAAAAATGATTGGTATTTAAATTTAATACTACATTTGCTGAACAATAACGGAATAAAATGAACGTAAAAGCAAACCAAAAAAACAAAACCTTTACCATAAGAGTAAACGGAAACAAGTATCGAACTTCTAAATTTGACAAAATAACATTCGAGGATTGTGAGCATAACACAGAGTTAGATTGGTCTATTTTTTTACATTACTCAAACTCTTATTATTTAGTAAAATGAAAGAGATGATTTTAAAAGTAGGAACGATTTTTATGCCACTCGGTTTTATGACTGCTTTGGTAGACTACCCAATTTATGGAACTATTAATTTCGTGATAGGCTTCGTATGTCTTCTTGAACTTATAGACCTAAAAATTAATAAGAAAAATTAACATATAAGTTAACTCTGTATTAAAACTAAACACTATATTTGCCAAACAATTAAAAACAATGACAATAAATTTAAACACAGACGAACGCACTTGGCTAATGATAGCCGTTACTGCTAAAATCAATTCAGCAAACGAGAATTTTAAAACTACTCAAGATTTATATTGGTCTGAACAAGTAGTATATTTAACTGCATTAATGGAAAAATTATGATAATAGAATTAAACTTAGAGCAACGAGCATTAATAGCATTGCTAATTAAAGACGAAGTATCCTTAGTTAAGCAATACCGAGACAAGGTAATTATAAATAGCAACGTAGCATATTTTGACGAGAAAATAGACGCATACGAAACAATTTTAAACAAACTATAATGGAACAATTAGCCCACAGAATAAACACCTTTGACTACTACTTCGAAATGTCTGACGATTCAAGTAAGTTTAACCAAGGTAGCCACGAGCAATATTCGATAAATATTGAACTACAAAAACTTGATCAGGCAAGTATAAACGAGCTGAGAAATTTAATAACTAAAGATTTAACCTTAACACATAGATATTTTAATGCACTTTAACGATTACATATCCAACCAAATGACGAGAGCCATCAAGTCAAATACAAGCCGCTCAGAGAGAGAAGTAATAGCGGTTAATAATGGCATAAGCATTCACACTCTTAACACCGTGATTACTGGCGAGCGTAAAGTAACATCCTTCAACGCTACCGCCTTAACTGAACTCATCAAATTAGCTATACGTAACGCTAACAAAAACGGAAAGACCTTAGCTGAGTATTACCACAAAGCAAAAGGAGCAGCCGAAGCCACCCCTTTAAAAGTAAACAATCATTAACAATAACAAAGCAAAAGTAAACATTATGAATATATACACCAAATTAGCAGCAGTCAAAAAAGAGGTAGGGATTATCTCTAAAGACGAAACCAACCCATTTTTTAAGTCTAAGTACTTTGACATCAACGGACTTTTAAAGCACGTAGAGCCATTATTACAGAAGAATGGTCTACTACTATTGCAGCCTATAATAAATGGCGAGGTAGTGTCGCAGATAATCGACATAGATAACGGAGATAGCGTTACAAGCTCAATAGCTTTACCTAATATCGAAGACCCACAACGTATCGGAGGATGTGTGAGTTATTACCGAAGGTATACTTTGCAGTCACTTTTATCACTTCAAGCGGAAGATGACGATGCCAACGCAGCTACTCAAGCAGTAAAAGCTAAAGTAGACAAGCCTTGGATAAACGAAGGCGATAAGGTTTGGAATGCTGCTCTTGCTAAAAGCGTAACACTCCCAAAGCTAAGAGAGCATTATGCTATAAGTAAAGTTAACGCAGAGAAGTACGAAAACGCTTTAAAAGGAATTTAAGATGATAGATAAGATATACGATAGAGCCGTAAGCGGAGAATTAGACCCACTACTGGCTTACGCCCAAGCTAAAACCTTATTAGCTACCTTCGAAAAACAAGTCAAAGACTTAGAGGAACTTTGCAACGAGGAGATTGACAAGTACCCTAAAACTTTTGAGCTTGATGGTTTCCAATTCGAGAAAAGATTAGGCAGAACGATGTACGACTTTAAGCATATTAGCCAATGGAAAGATTTAGACAATGCTAAGAAAGATTTAGAGAACGATTTAAAAAATGCTTTAAAGTTAAATGGCAAGATACAAATGGCGGATGCTGATGGTATAGAGTTAGAACTACCTAAAGTAAGCTACACCAAAGACTCACTAATAATTAAGAAAAAGCAATGAGCCAAATAAAATTAAAACAAGAACTAACGCACACCAAGCAAACACTTATATCTATGGGTATGTACATTGCAGAGCTTGAGGATGCCTTAAAAAAGCGTGGATACATGGAAGAGCGAATCCAAGGGATGCGTAAAAAGCACAATTTAAATAATACCTATATGGGGATGGGAGATGGTGACATAATTACGTTCGATAAAATAATGAACTTAGTTTGCCTACACTACCAAGCAGACTCCGAGGACATAAAAGGTAAGCGTAGATTTAGACACTTAGTAAATGCCCGCCATATGTTCTGCTATCTTGTCAAAAAGAATATGCCGCAAAGCACTTTAAAAGAGATAGGGGCTTACCTTGGAGGTAGAGACCATTCAAGTATCATACACGGGCAGCAAAATACCACCTCATTTTTAACCTTCGACAAAGCAGTACAAAGAGACTATCAACAAATAATTAAATCAATATGAAAAGCACCATTAAAAAAGTAGAGCAAATCCTAAGAGACCATCCCGAGACAAGAGACGATTTTAAAAAGTTAATACGCAAATCCCTTCAAGAGGTTTACGGAGTTAACGTATTGTCCGCTATGATAATCTCAGAGCATTACAAAGAGGTTGAAACCATCCTAAGAGCAAACCGAAAAGCACAAGAAAACAACGAGGAGTTGAGAGGCGAAAATAGAAAGTTTCGCAAAGAGGTAGTAACTGATCAGGTCAAAAAAGATTTAGGTTACAAATGAAAGCAGCCGTAGAATTATACTTGCTATCTGTTAGAATGCTCACCGCTGCGGATGCGGTGGGCTTACCCGAGAACGGATTTAAAAAGGCGATAAGGTCTTTTGAGAGTTGGGCAAGTACGCAGAGCGAAATAGTCGAAGGATTAGACCCCGAAGTACACGCTCGAGTAGTACATAACTTCAACGTGATTATCGATAGCATAGACCACGAGACCTTATCTTTACCCATTGGAGAATTAACCGTAGAAAAATGAGCTTGAATATAAAACTAATCCTAATAGTAGCGATATCTGCTACTCTATTTATCTTAACTTTGGTTTATATTGGCAAGCAAAAAGAAGCTACCAATCCTCCGAGAGTAATAACCTTAACAAATACCGACACTATCTACAAAAAAATAGAAAAAATTAACCTTAAATCTGTCACAATTATTAAAAAATATGAGACTAAAATCAACAATTATCGTACTGCTAACACTACTAACAAGATTCAGCTATTCGCAGACCGCATTAATAGATAATAGCGGAGATACGACTATATGCATAACCTTGCCACAGATGGATAAAATCTACGTTGAGCTACTGCAAAAGGATAGTTTATCAGAGCAAGCCATTTTAAGCCACGCTAAAGAACTTTTACTGTATCAGGCGATAGATAGTTCCAAAAAAGATATAGAATCGCTACAATCGCTTGTATATACCATTGACGCTGAGAATATGGGTCTGCATTTAGATAACGAGGAGCAAAAAACTCAAATAAGAACAAACCGCACTATCTCTTTTATTACAATTGTTACGCTATTTTTATTTATAGCGTTGTAACGGCAAAGTATATGAAAAGTAGGGGTATAAGAATAACAGAAATCTTTTTTAGTGCCAAGACATTAAAGAAAGGCAATCAGGCTTGTGTTAGCCGTGCAACCCCTATTTTTTATATACATTGTTATAAGCAGTTTTTTTTGGCAGAGGTGACCGAATGGCTATGGTTTAAAGAGTGTGCAGGTTCGAGTCCTGCCCTCTGTCAAAATTGCTTATCTGCTGTTATACGCTGCCTTTATTACTAATTTAAAAAACAAAAAATATGAACGCAAAAGAAAAAGCAAAAGAATTAATCGAAAAGTATGCAGATGCTCTTAATATAAGAGATTTACAAACAACTGCCAACCCATTTGCCAAACAATGTGCTTTGATAGCAGTTGATGAAATATTAAATTCAAGACCATTAAACCCAAACTATGTTGATTGGGATGATTGTGGAGCGACACATCAATATTGGTATGAAGCACAAAAAGAGGAAGCACTTGAATTTTGGAACGATGTCAAGTCGGAGTTGCAGTCTTTGTAAGGTTGCGTATAACGTCCAAATATTGCCGATGGTGGGGATTTCAAAAACAAAAATTAAATAGAATGAAAAAACTGAAAGAAAACTTACAAATAGCATTAATTGTTTTAGTGGTAGTAACCTTAATAGGTGGGATTGGATTTGTTAAATACAAATTTTGGAGAGCAGAACATCCACAAGCAAAGACTTGGACTTTCTTTATACCGAAAGGCAATTAAATGTTTACTAATACGTAAATACAGGCAAAGGAGCAGTAAAATTCACTTTTTGACCGAAATAACAGACATTAAGCCTATTTATTTAAGCTAATGTAGGAATTATACTACCTTATTTTGCACAATAAACCTTACTGATATATTGTGCATTTCGTCACTAATTTTATAAATATTGTGACAAATTGAATGAAGTTTTAGGAAAAATTCATGCAGTTTATTACAAGTCCATTAGGCAATTAATAGCGGTGTGACCACCTATAACCACACCGCAGCCTATTGCTTGTTTCTTAAAGTTCTTCGCATAAGCAGCCGCATAGCTTTTACTATCAACACCACATCCTACTTGCATCCCGAATACCTTAAATTTCTTCCCTACGCTCCACTCTGTGTATGCTTGGGTGTGTATGTGACCTTGAACGGTAGACATCATATCATTCTTAGACTTAGTTCTGGCAGTACCACCTTCTCCATGGACATATTGGACACCATCATACTCTACTTGCTCCGCCCAATTCCAATCAGTACCTAAGACATCGTTATAAGACTTTATCCATCGGCTCGGTATTTGCGAATCAAATGCTTTACGCATTATTATTCTATCGTGGTTGCCTATTGTTACGTCTGCATTTGGAAACTCTTTAGCCCATTTCTCTACTTCGTCTATCGCTACGTCTAATTCATCGCCTCCACCCATACCATCGGGGTCGCTAATATGAAAAGAGCTATAATGATTGTCGATTATATCACCTATAAAAATAACTTGGTTGCAGTTGTAGTTAGCATAGGTCTCTTTGCAGAACTCAAAGTAACCCTCTAACGTAAAAGGAGCGTGTAGGTCACCAATGACAAGTATACGCCTTTCGTTTTTGTTTAGATTATTGTAGGCTTGCAGTTTATTACCTCTAAGTCTTGGTCTAATATCCCTCATTCGCTACGTTAAAACTTGGACAAGCCTTAGCTGAATACTCGTTATGTCCGTGAATTTCCAAATTTGGAAACTTTTTGCGAAGGTCTGCGATTAATTTTATTAAAGATTCCTTTTGATCAGGCGTTCTCGTGTCCTTTGGCTTAGTCATTTTCTTATCCATACCGCCAACATAACAAACTCCAATACTAAATTTATTTTGACCTAAACAATGAGAACCTAAAAGCTCTACGGGTCTCCCCGCTTGTATCTGTCCATCTAACTCTATAACGTAATGGTATCCGATATCGTTCCACCCTTTATCTAAATGCCATTGGCGAATAGTGTCTATTTTAACATCTCTCCCTTCGGGAGTAGCTGAACAATGTATAATTACTTTATTAATGGGTCGCATAATCTATGTTTAATGTTATTATAAATAGGTAAATAGTGATAGTGTTAAATTGAAAATCTTTAGAAGGGGCGATATACTCCCAACCTAAAGCGAAGCGGTCGTGAGGATAATGAGCGGAGAAAGTTACTGACCATTCCATTATAGTTCTTTTTTTACGTCTTTAAGTTTTAAAATGATAGCTTTTATCTTATCAATAAACGAGTAGCCTTTAACCTTAATCCAAGACTCGTCCATAGACTTAACCTCTACCGATAGCAGCACTAAAGCTATAACCTTAGTAGAGATAAACTCTACGCTTACTATGCTCATCGTTAAGCCGTTTATAATAAACACATCTGAGGCATATACAAGCATCACTACGGCAATATAACTAACCAACTTAGGTACAAGCCCATTACGGAATAATTTACTCGTAATAGGCTCTTTTAGGCTTTTAGCCTTCCATACTCCGAAGCAAGTGTCTATAATAGTTGAAAGTGCCACCATTAATATTATGCCCTTTATCGGAGCGAAGAATAATACCAATGCAGTTGCTATGCTACTCAGATAAATCTTCATAAGCAATTACGCAGTAAGGACTATCGGGATAAATGCTACAAAACTCAGCCTTATAAGCCGCTTCCCATCCCGCAAAGATATGAATGCCGCAAGGCTTAGGATAGACAACAAAAGGACAAAGCCATTCAATCTCTTCACATAGCATATCAACGGCATACTTAGTACTAAGGTCTATACACTCGCCTTCTTCGTTTGTAGCAAAGCAAATGTGACCTATCTCGTGTATTGCGGTTACTTCAGGAATCAATGCCCCATCTTCGTAAAGGCTATCTTTTACTGTTAGCCATTCGGCTTCGTTCTCAAATTCAAATTTTAGGAATTTCATAATTTATAAAGTTGTTAAGGCTGCAACTTCTGCTTCGCTTTTGGCGGTTGGAAAAATCATTAAACCTTGTATTTTTTGTTCGTTTACTCCAACAAAATAATTTCCCGCTAACTCCAAAAGGTTGAGAGGTGCTGAAAAAGTAAAAGTAGATGTGTTTGTTGCTCCTATTTTAACACCATTAACATAAAGATAACTATTGCCGCTTTTGTATGTAATTGCTAATTTATAAAATGAAGTGTTTACGTTGGGGTCTGTAAACGTTAACCCAACTCCACCCGCATACACATAAACTCTGAAAGCGTTTAAATTGCTTTTGGTGATAAAAATAGCGTTAGTCGCACTCCTATTAATTCCTACAAGGTCAGCGTTGATGTTTGCCGCTATTCCCTCAAGATAAATAGTGCCTTCTGTTTGTCCTATAATAGACCCTAAGCCCGTTGTACTGCTTTTATCCGCCACCCTTGTCACCGCAGTTGAGGTGGTATTTATCAAACTTGTGGGATATGCCGCATTATGTTCTTGCTGAATCCCATAAACATAACCACCACTCACACCATCTCCTAAATAGGATAAATTGCCCAAATTATCTAAAAAGTTTAATCTTATA